CCAGCCAGTTCATCTAACTCGGCCCAAGTCTTATAACTACCGTCTGGCATCTTAACGCCAGATTTACTCAAGTCCGCTGGGGCTTCTTCGCCGGGGCTGGTTGTTACGGGTTGACCGCCTATAGTGGCTATGTCCTGAACCGTCGGAGGAGTTTCCTGCATACCAGAATTTACTAGCTGGTCTACCACATCTGTCGTGGCCGGAGCAGTATCCTTAACCGTATCAGGATTTATTCCAATAGAATTATAGAAATCATTCTGTGCTTGCTCTGCATTGACTTTATCTACAGCACCTTGATTGACACCAAAGTCCATATCTTCATATTTGGCGTACTTTATTTCATCTTGTACCGCCTGTTTACCAGCGTTAATAGCTTGGTTGATTAGAGACGTAGTTGGATCTTTACCTTGTAACTCAGCGGCCACAACGGTAGAAACAGCCTTCTGCTGGGCCGGAGACAGATCTCCAAAACCATCTACTTGCCCCAAGACTTCCGTAGTTCCTGCATTTATCCCGCCCGTTATCGTAGCGTTTAGCGCGGCTTGGATTGGATCTCTACCAGTGAGTGCGGCATTTGTGGCGGAGCCAGCGGCCTGTCCAGCTATTTGTCCCAAAACTTTACTGTCTGTTGCAGCAGCTATTTCTGGCGCCACGTTTTGAGCTATCTCTCCACCGACATAACCCAACGCCGCAGCCTTAGCTATATTCTCGGGAGAAGCGCCAGCATTAGCAGCAACCAAAGCGCCAGACAAAGGAGCGGGCACTCCAGAAGCGGTGAGAGCAATTGCCGTAGCTGTAGATAATATTGGATCTTTGGCAATAACGTCGCTTACATGAGATACCGTATCTACTACGGGATCAATGATCGGAGCAGTTACATTGTGAACAACGTCGCTAACAGCTTGTACAGCACCGCTCATAGCGTTACCTCCGCAATGTACTTATCACCTTCTTGAGTGACTTTAGTTTTGAATTCGCCTTGATATCTTTCAAATAAACCAGCAAGTTTAGGATTATCAAAGTCAGTTACCATTTTCTTAAAACCAAGTTGCTTAACCAACTTAGCAAACTTTTCCACATTCTGTACCAATTGATTTGGATTGTCCGCGTTAAACAAATGGAACTCGGCTACATCTTTGTTTCGGATGGTAAGAAGAAATAAAGTATTGCCCTCTTGAAGAAGTTTTGCGCCGCGCTCAGTCATCTGATTTAAGCCAGCCATAACTCTATTCAAAGGAATATCAACTCCAGTTTTCTGAAGATCAATCTGAACTATTTCTCTTGGTGTCATCCCACCCTCCAATTGGTTCCGTCTGAATACACGGGTACTTTAACTGCTCCGCCTGTTATAACTATAGACCCGAACACGGGTAATAAAGCATCCGACACAAAGGCCCTAGTTCCAGCCCCAGAGGTAACCGCGCTAGGTAAAGTCGCCACGGTATAGACCGTAAAGAATTCTTTATCTGCCTGAAGCTGTCCCAAGATTCCATCTACTTGGTTGAAATATAAACGCAAAATATTGGTAAGCGTATCTATGTATCTTTGCTCGTACTCTATAGGAGCATTTGGTAGACGTGGAGCAACGGCCCTGTTTAAGGGGTTCTCTGAAGTGATCATGTACGTCATGAGTTACCTCTGCGGCCATCAGACTTGATGTCAATTCTAGGAGCGCCCAACTGCCATGTTGTCCCCAGTTGATTGGATTCAATCTTAAATACCAACTGTCTTCCTCGGACCCTTATAAATACTTGTCCTGTAAATTGTTCTACTGGTACGGTGGCGATCCTTTGAACCGCTGCGCTACTACTTCCGCCTTCGGACTGCGGTATGTTATATCCCGAACCAGAGTTAGCCAGCGGAATAAGCGTCATGGTCACTTGTGGAGTCGGGCTACTCGCAGATCCCCTGAAGGTCAAGTCCGGAAGCATCCTGTAGATAAATCCAAAGTTATGTCCGTCGTCGATATCGAACTCTGATGATTGGATATTAGCAGCCAGAGCAACGGGAGTACCGTTGATATTGTCGTCCACTCCGACTTCGTGGTTTACCATTGTATTTACGTAAGTCGTGGCTATAGGGTTGTCTAAAATACCAGAGTCTAACCAAGCAGTACGAGCCATAGTGCCGTAGTACCACACGTCTTCTAGATAATTGTAGACAACATACTTATCTACGGTAGTTGAGTTGGCGGAGCAGTAGAACCACCAGACCTCATTGAATCCCTCGTTGGTTCCAGAGAATACTTGTTGGTTTTGATCAAGGTTAATATCGGAATAAATGTACTGTCTTAAATCGCAACGTAAAGTATTGACACGTCCATCGTATTTATAGAACTTATCTACACCCATCCAATAGGCCACGCCAGAAGCTACTGCGGTAGCGTTCTCCGACAGAATAGAAATATTATCCCCCAAGATCTGACTGCCCCAAACAACTGGAGGGCCAAGATACTGAAGAGAATAAAGAGACGAGTCTGTCCACACCAATATCTCTTGGCGTGTCTGCATGGCCGTAATAATTTGTGAGCCGTGAGACAGTCTTAAACTACCCGCTTGATTGGTCGCAGATGGCGTCCAGTCCGTAGTAGATTCCTGATCTGACCACCTAATTAGCATGGGGTCTTGAGCAAAACTTCCGTAATCATTTACACCAAACGCTAAGATAAATCTGCTGGCGTCCGATACCATTAAGTAGTTCTGAACGCTAGGCGTATCTCCAGTGGTCAAAGTAGATCCTCTAGTTCCTACTCCAAGGGAGTTCTGCCAGTAGAAGATAGGTCCGCCGCGATACCCGAAGATCAGGTTCTCTCCAAAGTTGGACTGGCTCCACAGTCTCATGGAAGTAGAAGCCGCTTGACCGTTCCCCCAAGTACCATATCCCCAAAGACCAGCACCCCAACCAGTGAGAGGTACTTGAAACTCTGGGCCTACGTTGTATTGATACGCCGCTGAAACTGTTCCGCCGTTACCCGTGTCTGACGTATTGGCTGTAGCCGTGGCTACAAACGTGTATGTGTTTACATTCACTACTGTAATTTGATACTCTCGATTCAAGACCGCAGCGGTGATATTCCCTCCAAGACCTGTAGCCCCTGAGAACGTTACATAAGTACCCGTTACAGCACCATGAGCCGTGGCGGAAACAGTGATGACGTTGGAAAGATTGGTCGCCGTAAAAGGATTTGTAAGGGAAACCGTAACCCGAATAGGTGTGATGTCGTAGTAAGCACCACCCTTCATGATGTAGTACTTAAGATTAGTCCCCACGGCGATGAGCTTAGTCCCGTCTAGGGTAGCCCAAGCCCACAAAGCCCTACATTTTCCAAGGAACGTGCTTATTGTTGTGGGAATCCATCCCCCGATTTTCTCGGGAGTTCCGGCCCTGAATCTAACTTTGTCGCATTCATACCACCCGCCTACCGTTTGAGTAGGCGAGTTTACAGGGCCAATTGTCTCGGAAGCGTACCTTGTGTTCTCCCTTGACACGCCCGGACGAAATAGGATCTTCTTAAGCATGAATCATTTTCTCACTTGTCTCTTACGAAAGCAACGGGAAAAGACTACTTTGCTTGTAGATAGACCCCGATGTTGGCTAAAGCGTATCCAAGAAACATAATACTTGGTCCCGTCCCGCCTTTAATGTATTGATCTACAGCAATCACGGCGTAAATTAAGCCTGTGACGATAATAAGAGATTGACTCATACAGAGTATACCTCTTTTGGTTTGACTATTTTACCAGATGCATTGGTAAGTCTAGCACGAATTTCTTGAATTGGAAGTAAGCGTCTACCAACTTCTCCGTAAGTCTTGCTTCTAAGTATAATTGTAATAGATTTTCGGTTCCTGTAACCAAAATCGTGCGCCCATTTATCCATTCCAGCGAGGTGGTTGAACGACTCCACAAAGACCGACGGATGCTCTTTCATCACCATTCCGTGATGGACGTGGCCGATGTCTATATAGTGGTGTTCCGTTTCCCCAAAGTCTTTCCTAAAGTCCGAGGTCATCACGTTCACCAGATCTTTAGGTTTGCACTTGTCTGAATGATGAGTCATCACTAACGTATTACCCATGCGATAGGCTATGAATACGCTCTCGTTGTTGAGGATATTCACCCGACCAGATTCTCCGTAAGCTACACGTAATAGTTCAGCCATCCAGATATCATTGGTCCTAGAATGGTTTCCTTGGTTCACAATCACGTCTACGAATTTAGACTTCTCTAAACACTTATCAACGATAAACCTCATCACCCGGCTGTAGGTTTTAATCATCTTGGGGAAACGCGTATCGCAGTCTAGAGCGTGTCCGCTGGCTTCTGTCGTACCGGTGTAGTTTTCGTAGTGGGTAAAGTCTCCCAAATCGTTGATTACCATCCTCTCACAGGGAGGAAGCTCATCAATCAGAATGGAGATAGCTCCGCACAGTTCCTGCTCTGCAATCTTGAGATCAAAGTTCTCTCCCACCTCGGCGGCATGGGCTAACATGCCTAAATGAGCATCTCCAATTTGGAGCCAAGGGATTACATCGGAGTTAAACTTCTTCGGAGCCTGAGCCACTGGTAAGCTGGGAACGTCTTCAATAAACGCTGCCACGGCCTCTTTGACGGCTTCTAGGTAGGCACCTTGCTTGATGTCTGCCTTAACCCAAGTAGCGGTAGGTTTACCCTCTTCGTTGTAGTAGGTGCTGACCCCTCTGGCAATATGGGTACTTGGAACGGGATGGGTCCAATCATGCTCTGGAGAAAACCCTTGTAAAGCGGCTTTCTTCTTTACGGAAGCAACGGCTTCGTTGATGGTGTTTTTGTTAACCCCAAATTGTTTGGCTGCGGCTCTTGCGCTTCCGTGTTCTTCAATAGCCTGTAAATATTCCAGTTGGCGGACGGTACAGAATTGGTAGTAATCAGAGTAGTTCATGGCCTTAGTTTGTAGGTACGTACCGGGACTCTCGACCCAGCATCATGCTTGCACACAAGTTTCACTGCTGCCTCGGGCTTTTTAAACCCCATCGCCTCGTAGGCACAGATAGCTGCTTTAGCCCCCGTACCTATCGCCTCGATTCCGCTCTTAATTGGCTGTCCTATACATGAGGAGCCAAAGTAAAAAAGCCCTGCGTCGTTCATTACGAGGGCATGAGAATTGGAAAATCTAGGATGCTTATCCTTTAGTCCCTTTTTATACCAGACTAAAAATCCTATAGCTTCATCTATGTTTCCCGAGAACCCCAGTAGAGTTCCCTTGAATCTAAATACTTTCCTGCCGCTCCATACGCGGTCCCCGTCGCTGATACTTGAGTCAGCAACCATCACCCCAAGTTTTAAGTCAGCCAGTATGGTGGTCATGCTAAGAGAGTGCTTTTGTTCTCTACTTCAGCAACCCTAGATGTCCAACCTTTTCCAAACGTACCAAACGTGGGAAGCGACTCCAGAAACTTTTGTCTGGCGTCAGAAAACTTGTCAATCAAATCTTTAGTAGTGTACGTCTTACAGGCGTCTAGAGTCTTTGGGCCGATGCTTCCGTCTTGAGTCAGACCAAGAACTCCTTGTAGCATTTTAGCCGCTCTACCAACTCCTGAATTTACAGCACAGTCAAACACACATATATCCAAGCCAGAAGGCAGACTATCGCCATTGATTGCATCCCAATACTTACGCTTGTACAGAGGAGCCACTTGAGCCGGAGTCAGTGCCCTCATTTCCTTTTCGGAAGATTCTCTACCCACGTAAGACTCCCACACGGCACGAGTTACACCGAGGTTGGTCATACCACCCGGGTCGAGTTTGTTATTTGAGTAGCCACCCTCATGCTTTAAAAGCTGTGACAAAGCAAGATCAAAATTGGTTTTCATGTTCAATCCTATGGCAATTTGCACAAAGCAAAACACATCTTTCAAGCTCGCTTGCTATCTTCTCTATACTTGAAGTCGAAATTAATTCAGATGGGTTTTTATCTTTTTTTCCTACGTGGTGAAAGTCGTAAACAGCAAAAGAAAAAACGCCTTTACATTTTTGACAACATCCACCCATCGCTTCTACAAGAGCCTCTTTTATGACTCTCTGTCGTGCCATTTTGTAATGATTGGCGCATCTTAGCCATCCCCCTTTATGATTTCTTTTTTTCCCGCAATCAACACAATTAGATGCTTGCTTTTGGACTGGAAAATTCATGTCTAGTCCACGCCGACTTCTTAAATAATGTGCGTTACATAACTTTTTTGCCAAACTATCATTTGGACAATTTTCTACAGAACAAGTTCCCCTGATATTGTTAGATAAATTTCTAACAAAATTTTGCATTTTTTCTTCAACGGCTCCCATTAATTTTTCACTAGAAACATTAACATAGCCGCCCTCATGCTTGAGGAGTTGGGTCAAAGCCAAGTCAAAGTTACTTTTCATTCGATGAGCCGAAGTAATAAGAGAGGACCAACATCAAAGCGCCGTCCATCGTACCCAGTACGCGGATGACAAGTTCCCGCATTTCCGTTGGAATAGTGTTGTTTAGCATGAACCACTGGATCAAGCCCCATACAGAAACTATGACCAGCGCCAAGATGGGAGTGATAATCTTGCTTACAAATGGAGCCGCGCTAACCGCAATGGTTGACTCCCGCTCACGGGCAGAAGCACGGTCTTGGAATGTCAGCTTAGCGTACTCCAGTTCCAGCTCCTTAATCTTGGCTAAGGCTTCTGGATCATTCTGGATAGCGGAGGGAATCTGCTCTGGTGGAACGCCAAGTTTATTGGCAATGGCCGCAACGGCCATCCCACCTAAAGGGCCCGCAATCGCATTAGCTAAAACGGGAGCAGCACCCTTGAGCAAATTAAACAACTCGTTCATCTCACCTCCGTGCCCGCGATTATACGGGCTAATGTGTCAACTGTCTTACCAAGTTACAGGTTGATTTGTAATCTTACGCAGACCAAGGTTGATTGCTGTAAGAGCTAGAGCTTGCAGTTCAGCACCAATGACAAAGCCGTAGCGCATCTGAAGGCCAAGTCCCGCCGCGCACAGTACGTTCACCCAGAAAGTCTTAGACAAGTAAAACTTCTTACCTGTCATTTGGCTTACCAGAACCTCTGAGGTCGCGGCGGAGATAGAAGCGTTGATGTCGC